CTCTTTTTGGACTTACTGATAACGCAAACTATGGTCAATTAGAAACTAGTGTCAGTGGATCTTATGCTCCGTCTGATAATAGTAGTAACATGTATGCATGGTATCCATATTTTTATTATAACCACGCTACATGCAGTCATTTTGCCGATGATCAGATAAGAGCAATTGCATCATCAATTTCTGTTCTATCATCAGAAACTCCATGGATTGGTGTTGATTCTGACTCAGATAGAAATAGTTCTGGTAACTCTAATACTTCATGGAATTCTTATAATACCAGTGGTCTTAGCAATGGACACACCACTTGGGTTAGAGATATAAATGGCAATATTCAAAGAATGATGAATGCCTTCTCTAATAATAATGAATCTTGCGTTTATGTTTGGACAAGAACTACTTTTTCTAGGTATAATACTGGTGGTGGATTTAATAATTCAAACGGATCTCCATCAGGATTACTCACAGATGCGATGATTCTACCAATTTTCCACAAATATTATACAGGATCTGGTGGTGGTTCTGGATTCGGACCTTATTTTAACCCATCTATTAATAACAGAATTAACGGATATACTTATCTACTTGTAAAATAATATGAATGAACCTGTTGAATTTGGTGATGTTTTACCAAAAGATTTATTTGATGAAATTGGGGAAGAATTATTTAAGAAAGGTTGGAGACTATCAAACAAATCTGCGAAGGGAACAAAAAGATTCTGGACGCAGCATCAAGTAGATAATCCAATTTTCAATAGAGCTGGGAATATTGTATTAGAAAAAGTAAAAGAATATACTGACGAAAGTATTAAGTTAGTTAGAATTCACTGCAACGGACAAACAACAGGTCAAGATGGCGCTGCTCATGTTGATTTTTGGACAGATAACGTTTGGACTTTTATTTTATTCACCAATAAGTTTTGGGATGTTAGGTTAGGCGGTGGATTCAATGTTATAAATCCAGAAATAAAAAAACATCAATACTATCACTATGCATCTAATTGGGGTGTGTTGATTCCATCTAAATGGATGCATTGGGGCGATCCTCCAAACTCCCATACTGATGAATTGAGAACTTCAGTTGCTTTTTCCTTTGCAACTGCCGATCAATATGATATCATTAGAGAGAAAGCAATTGAAAGTGAACCATCTAAATGATTTACAATCTAAGTAATCCTGTTACTGTAGATTATAAACAATTTAAAAACATTGTAACCTCACCAGATTTTCCGTGGTTGTACAGTAAGACTACGAACATTGATTGTGGGGAAGATGATTGTGAATTGTTTTGCCACCCTTTACTACAAAGACCAGGGCCAGGGTCAAGATTTACAAAACAGTGTAGCAACTATACAGATTTAGCTGTGCATGTTGCTGAACAAATTTTAAGTTACAATAAAGTTGGGTTTGAAACGTTTTATCGTATGGCAGTCAACTTTACATATAACACTAAAGTTGGAAGTCCAAAACACGAAGATCATCCATTCCCACACAAAAATTTATTAGTATACCTCAGTTCTTTTAAAGATGGTTCTACTGTAGTATGTGATGAAGATGAAATATATAAATCAAAACCAGTAGAAGACTTGCCAATTGTTTTTGCTGGACCACATTACAATGAACCACCATCGTCTGGAAACAGAATTGTTCTTATCGCAACCTTTATATAAATGACTATTGAAATTATTGATGATGCTTTAGCGCCAATGGAGATGGCTGCAATAGAAGGTCATCTAATGGGACAAGACATTCTTTGGAACTGGAATGAAAATATTGTTGCCGAAGAATTGAGAGAGTGTGATAAAAAATATGATCAACAAATGACACATTTGTTTTATATGAATCCCACATTTATGTCTCCAGATTATAGATGTTTGGAACCTCTTTTCTATAAGTTAAATGCTAGTGTTATGGTTCGGGTCAAAGCTAACCTAACATTTTGCACAGAAAAAAATATTCTTACAGGATGGCACACTGATGTAATTGAATCTTGGGGGAAAGAACATAAAACAAAAACAGCAATTTATTATGTAAATGACACTAATGGATACACTATGATTAGAGATGATGATGGTGTAGAAACTAAAGTAGAAGGTAATAAAAACAGACTAGTTATTTTCCCGTCGCACTTTAAACACGCAGGTGTTACTTGCACTTCTCCAAGGAAGAGAGTTGTAGTTAACATAAATTACCTATAATAAATAATACACACACCATTTACTGTGATAACTATGGACCCAGCAGCACTAAAGAAAAATTTTGAGGAGCAAATTGCCACCACAGAAAAGCAAATTGCAGAACTAGAAGAAAATCTCAAGAAAGCAAACGAGTATAAGATTAAACTACAAGGTGGTCTTGAAACTCTAGGACTACTAGAAGGCGAAGGAGCAGCACCAGAAGGCGAACCCGAAGCTCCAGCAGCTGAATAAATACTAAATCCCTTCTTCCTAAATAGGTAAGAAGGGATTTTTTGTGTGTAATGGCATCTCCAAGTTCTAGAGCTGAACTCATCACATATTGCAAGAGGCAACTTGGCGAACCCGTGTTGCAAGTTAACATTGATGACGAACAGGTCAACAACGTAATAGACGACACGTTTCAGTTCTTTCAGGAGAACTGCTACAACGGTATGGAGCGTGCATACTTATATCACGAAATTACTGCTGATGATAAGACAAGGTTTGCTGCTAGTGTAACGACTACAGAAGGAACAACAAATTGGTTGGAAGCAACTAATTATATTCCTATTCCAGATCATGTAGTCGGTATTACCAGAGTCTTTGGTCTTGTCAGCAATTCAATCCGTTCTAATCTTTTTGGCGTTGAGTATCAACTGTTCTTAAATGATCTCTATGCATTCGGATCACTTGATATCCTCAACTATTATATGAACAAGCAGTATCTAGAAACTCTAGATATGGTTCTGAACAATGGTTCTTTCCAGCAGTTCAGATTTACTGCACGCCGCGATCGTTTGTACTTGGACATTGACAAAGACTTTCTCAAAGAAGGAACTAATGTTCTTATTGAGTGTCATCGTCTCAATGATCCTACAGACGCTACAGAGATGAACAACGATATGTTTGTCAAGAAGTATGCTACTGCTTTGATGAAGAGACAGTGGGGTATGAACTTGATCAAGTATAACAACGTTCAGCTACCTGGCGGTGTGACACTTAACGGTAGAGAAATCTACACAGACGCACTTGCAGAGATTGAGAAGATTGAATCTGAGGTTCTCAGCAAGTACGCAATCCCACCAATGGATATGATCGGATAACATGCCTACCAGTCCTTACTTTCCAACTTACTACGCAGGTCACAGTGGCGAACAGGGTCTCGTTCAGGATCTTGTGGATGAGCAAATCAAACTGTTTGGTTCAGATGTATACTATATCCCTAGGATAGTTCTGCAAGACAGCACACTGGATGAAGTTAGATACTCCAAGTATCAAGAACAATTTCAGATTGAAATGCTTCTCCAGAATGTCACAGGTTTTGGTGACAATGCTGAGTTCATCTCCAAGTTCGGTTTAAGAATTACAGATGAAATTATTTTTCGTGTGTCTACAAGACGCTGGGATGAAGAAGTAGCAGAGCATAGTCCTAACATTACTGTTACTAGTAGACCCAATGAGGGAGACTTATTGTACTTCCCATTGACAAAAGACATCTACGAAATCAAGTTTGTTGGCAAGGAAGAGCCGTTCTTCCAGTTTGGTAAAATCCAATTCTATGCTATCACTGCTGAGATCTATGAAGTCGGTCAAGACGACTTTGATACTGGCATTGCAGAGATTGATGCAGTAGAACAACTCTTTGATAATGCTATCAAACTCTTCATGGACCCTGGTGGTACAGGAGACTTCACTGTAGGTGAAGAAGTTGTTGGGGATGAGTTCTTGGCAAAAGCAACATCTACTATTACAGGAGATGCTGTAACAGGTATTACAATCACAGACGGTGGATCGCACTATAAGGTTGCTACACCACCCACAGTAACTATTACAGGAGGTGGAGGAAGTGGTGCTACGGCGACTGCTACAGTTAGTTCTACTGGTATTGTCAACGGCATTACTATCACAAGTGGTGGGAGTGGTTATATTTCTGCGCCTACTGTCACAGTGGACTACTCACCCAAAGATAACAGAGCAGAAGTTAAGTCCTGGGATAGTGCAACTAGATCTCTCCAAGTCATCAACAGAACAGGAACCT